CTCTGAGTTAACACGGATTTTTTTGAAAATCCTATTTTTCCCGCATCGTAACATACCATCGCAAGTTTGCCGATTCGCACTTTATAACCCGACCGCAACATAATAAGAAATAACATGCCAAAGACCTACTACACCCCACGGAAGCTGCCTGCAGAACAGCCCGACCGCTGCGAACTGTGTCCGCTGGTGGGCATCATCCCCGACGACGAAAGGCGCAAGGGAGTGCGCGAGCGTTACTACTGCCTGGGCATCTTCGACGCGCTGACCGACGACAACGGCCACCCCGTGCTCGACGAACAGGGACAGCAGCGGCTATCGTTCCCACGGCTGAAGTCGAAGGGCATCACCGTGTCGGCCAAGAAGGTGAAGGAGGGCGGTCACTTGTGGCACCGGCCCTGTGACCTGCTCTGGCAGGCATGGATGACGCTGCCGGGCCGTCTGTTCGGTATGCCGACGGACACCTACACCAAGTACCGGCTGCCCTACGAGATGGAGCAACAGGTGAAGAACCAACCGAAATTCAAATTCCGCAAGACATGAAGAAAGCATTAAGAGAACAACTCGACATCGACGCACGGAAGTACGTCCGTCAGGAGAACGGCGACCAGCGCATGACCGACGCTATCCTGTGGGGTGCCACATGGTGGAACCGCCACATGCTGAAGCCCGTCAAGGACTACGAGAAGCGCATCCGCAAGGCCATCTATGAGCGACGCAAGACGGTTGACTCGTGGCTCGACCTACAGATAGAGAAGACCGCCCGCCTGTGGCAGATGCGCGACCGACTGGCGGCTGAACTCGACGAGGAGCGCAGTTTTATGCGCTTCGGTCAAGGCTCGACCAAGCAGATGACCGAGACCATCGACCCCCGTCTGACATCGCTCGAAAAGCTGGAGCGCACACTGACCGCCGACCTCACCGCCCTGGGCCTGAACTACAACTCGACCGTGAGCAAGATGAAGGAAGACGCGGCAAGCGGTGTGGACACGGAGAAGGACGGGCTGACCAAGTTGCTCGTCGATGCACGGGATTCGATGACCGAAGTGCCGGAACTTTGAGAGCAGGAACAAAGAAGTAAGGACAACGGATTAAATAAAAGGAACTATGAGTAATTCAACGTACATTGATATGGAAGACGACGTGCGCGAGGATATAGGCGAAAGTCTGCCTTCAGCACCAAAGAAAGAGAAACGAAGAATGGAGGACGTGAAGCCAGAACCGCAAGAGGAAAAGGTGACACCCGACAACTTCAAGTACAACATCGGCGACATTATCAAGGTAAACGACCCGGACACCAAACTATTGCCGCCTTGTGGGAATAAGGAGTACCACGACAACCTGCGTGTGATATTCCGATTCTACGACGGCAACCATGTGTATATCGTGGAAGCCGAGGACGGCATCTGCTTGATATTGCCGGAGTATCAAGCAGAACTGGTTGAGCGTTCAACGACACCGAACACACCGCCTGACAATGCCCCCGAAACCGTGAACAGCCGACTGCTCGACGAGGACACCTATCAGGCACTGCGACGGCTGGGCATCCTCGACACGTCGGTGAGAGCCTACAACCGAGGCACCAGCGACTACTCACGGCACATCATCCAGCCGTGGACCATCTGGCAGGACTACAACCTGAACCCGTGGGACGCTGACATCGTGAAGCGCATCCTGCGCACCAAGCAGGGCGACTCCCGACGGCTCGACTACGAGAAAATCATCCACATCTGCGAGGAACGTATCAGACAAATCGACACGGAGGAATTACTATGGCAGAACAGAAACATTTAGGCAGAATCAAGTTACAGCCAGGGCAGTCGCTTTTCTGCCTTGACATGAAGACGGGCGACATCACCAACATGGGGAGACCTCGACGTGTTGACGTGCAAGAGGGCTGCGTATATCGCACGGCTCTCAATCGCAAATCGTTTGTGAAGAAACTCATACGGCAGGGCATCATCAAGGTCGTGCCACAAGAACCGCAGCGGTAGCCAATTCTTCACTCTTAACTCTTCACTCTTCCCTCTTCACTTAAAAATCAAACTCATGCCCAACAAAAAGAAACGAATACCCTTTGCCACTGGCGGCTGGGTGAACACTCAGAGCGGTGGCGACAGGCCGCTGAGCGGCGAAACGGTGCTGACCAGGGAAATGCAAGAGGCACTGGCAGAGGTGATAAAGCCCGCAGCGGTGCCCGACGTGCTGATACCGAAGCAGCACACCATGCAGTTCACCATCCCCAAGCCCGACACGCTGCCGAAGGTGAGCATCGACCCCTCGCTGCTGGAGCAGCACCCTCGCATGTTTGAGCATTCCCGCCAAACGGGAAGCGGCGTAAGCCTAAGGGCAAAATAAAACGACCACGGATTACACGGATTTACACGGATTTATTCTTTTTTGAACACGAATTATCACGAATTTACACGAATTTCAAGGAATTATGGGATTCAGACTACCACAACCACCTCGCACACCGCCACCACCAACGGACATGGAACGGATAGCGGACGCAATCGAGATATTGAACAGCATCGATTGCGAGTATGAGATAAGAATCAGACAAACGACATTTACACGCAAGAGTGACAAATGACCCACGCATCAGTATTCAGCGGAATAGGAGGCCCCGAAGTCGCAGCGACCATGCTGGGCTGGGAGAACCTGTTCCACTGCGAGATAAACCCTTTCGGGCGCAGAGTGCTCGATTATTGGTACCCACAAAGTAAAAGTTATGAAGACATTACACGAACAGACTTCACAGAGTGGCGCGGACGAGTGGACGTGCTCACTGGCGGCTTTCCGTGCCAGCCTTTCAGTTATGCCGGGCGACGCAGAGGCGCGGAAGATGACCGCTACCTCTGGCCGTCAATGTATCGCGCCATCGATGAAATCCAGCCCACTTGGGTTGTGGCTGAAAACGTTGCTGGAATCCTCACGATGGTCGAGCAGGGCGAGGTTTCTAAAGTGGCAGGTTCAGCCACTCTTTTCGACGCGTTTGACGACCTTCGAGGACGATACGAACTCCGCGAGACCTTTACCCTGCAACGCATCTGCTCAGACCTTGAAAGTCACGGATATGCCGTCCAGCCGGTGCTTGTTCCGGCTTGTGCCGTCGGAGCCCCCCACAGACGAGACAGGGTGTTCATCGTCGCAAGGCGTATTGCCGACACCTCAGACGCAAGGGCTGAAGGTGTGCGACAAGAACGGCAAGACGCAATTCATCGACCTCGAAATGCTGCCGACACCGAACGCGAGCGACTGCTTTCATCAGAACAAGAGCAACGACCACGACCTGAAGAAGGGCTATCTTCGAGGGGTGGCAGTCGATATGTGGGAGAAAGGGAAACTGAATCAAAGTCCTCTTGTGCAACCAGACGAATACATGGCGAAATTACGGATGTTGAAAGCAGTCAACGGCGAGACACTGCCGGACACGGTGGAGCGACTGAGGAAAGACAATCTTCTCCCCACCCCGACAGCCATCGAGGGTGTGAAGTGGACGAACACATGGAATCCGAACTCGCAGATGGGGCAAAGCCTGTCAGCAATGGCTGGCAGCGGAATGTTGCCGACACCGAAAGACCTACTACCGACCCCCGTAGTGATGGAAGACCGCAGGAAGATTTACGGAGAGAAAGCCGAGGACGAACATCGGACGGAAAAGATGATGAGCAACCTCAATCCGTATTCAATCGAGCAGGGCATGGGGCTGGAGAATGGGGCGATTACTGCGGCGAAAGATGGCAAGACTTCCCGTCTGTCTCCCC